GTCGACGCTCGGGAGCCCAGTTCAGCTGCCACGAGTTGGACGGCCTCCTCTGCGAGTGATGCCGCTCGTGGATCCTCACACCCGAGGTCTTCCATAAAGAACCACGCCAGGAGCACATGGGTGGGTCCATACCCACCAGCGCCCAACTCCCGCTGCCATGCGGCCAGGTCGTCGTCGGTCAGCGGGCGGACATCGCAGTACAGGCCACTGACCATCACACGAGACGTGTCAGGCAACGATGCCGTGCCGGCCGGTGGAACCCGTCGTGCAGGATCAACAAGGCGGGCCAGCGCCTGCTCTTCGGTTGGGACACCGCCACCCGAGGGGGGTACCTGGCTTCCCGCAGCAGAGGCCGCAGCGCCGAAGCCGGCCAACGGTTCGACACCCCACCGCCGATAGATGTGATCAAGTCCGCTGAGGTGCAGAGAGTCGATCTGGTCGATGTTGGCCTGCAGGAACTCCGCCCCCTCGGTCACCGCCTGTTGGGCCTCTTCACTCAGGCTTGATGCACTTCCGCTGGAACCACACGCGGCGACCGACATACCGACGATGCCGAGCATCGCTACCACTAGCGCTCGGAGGGTTCGTGAAGGTCGCCGCATCGCCCGACATCGTAGGGGGCCGATCTCGTGATGGTCAGTCGGGACATTGAGGACCCGACAACACCACCGAAATGCCTTCTAGGCGTAGAAGTGGCGGTTGGCTTCAACCGCTGCACGCTCGGCGGACGGCAGATCCTCCATACCGAGGAGACGCTCTGTGGCGTCCCTTCCCTCCCCGATCGCCCCGACGTAATAGGCGGCAATGGAAAGTTCGTAGAGAGAACGCCACAGGTACACATCAGGCTCGATGAACAGGCCCGTCTCGGGCTTCGGGAGCGACGCTGCATGGCGGGCGAATACGTACGCCGTTGACATCCGGTCAGCGCGACGTGCCGCCGTTGCAGCGTGGCAGGACGCCTCGGCACGTTGCGGCACCACGTCAACCGCTCGCAGGGCGGCGTCGAACACCTCGGGCGTGCACCCGTCACGGCCAGCCAGCAGGCGAACCACCCACGACAACGAGACGTACACCTCCTCTAGATAGCCACCGAGTTCACTACGGCGGCGGTAGGCGTCGATCGCCTCATCAACAAGCCCCGCATCCCGATAACTCTGCGCAAGGTAAAACATGTACCGGGGTTCGAGTTCCGGGTCCTCATGTGTCTGCAACGCAGCCCGAAGAAGTTCGGCGTCATCGTGGTACTTCGTGGGATTCTGCGAGCGGGCGCCATCCCGGAAGGTAGCGAAACGTACACCGGGCAACGTGCCGCCGCGCACCGCCCCCTCGGGGACGACGAGGAACTCGTGCAGCACGCCTCGGTAGGTGAAATCGAGCCGGGTTGACGACACCTGAGGGCGCGTGTACTCCAAGCCGTCGCTGAACCGCACGTCATACACATCGGCACTCAGCGAGCGAACGGCATCAGCTGCGGCGATACCGTCATCCAGCACAGCGACCACATCGGCATCGATCATCAACGAGTAGTCGCCAAGCGGGCGGGCAAGCTCAAGCGCCCGAGTCCGGTTGTAGGCGAAGTCCCGCCATGGAACCTCGTGAAGCTCGCCAGGCAGGTCACCCAGCAATTCAGAAATCAGGGCCTGAGTGCCATCGGTGGAGCCCGTGTCCACGATGCACCAGGCATCGATGAGTGGACGCACCGATTCCACGCACCGAGCCAGCACGTGCGCCTCGTTGCGAACGATCATGGTCAGCACCACGCTCGGGGGAGAACCCACCGGCCTCATCACTCCTCCGATGGTGAGCCGAGACGCAGGTTGTGTTCACACGCCTCGCGAAAGGCAGCAGGCAGATCCGGACGCTCGAGAAGCCATCGGAAGGTGGCGTTTGCCTCGTCCTGCTGGCCGGTCCACCACCGCGCAATGGCCAACTCAAAATCGACGCCCCACGCCGTGACCCAGGTCTCTGGGAATAGCCCACGAGCAGATCGGTCACGCTTGACACCCTCCTCGAGCCAGACTCGCGCCGCCTCCCATCGGGCTTGTGCGTTCAGTAGTCGGCCCAGGCGATGGAATGGCTCAATTCGTTGGGGGTCCCACTGCATCGCCTCGAGATAGCTCCACGTCGCATCGGGGTACCGTCCGAGGAACTGATGCATCTCCCCAATCTGGAAGTGGCAGAAGAACGCCATTGCTGGTGGAGCCCCCACATCGAGCGCTTCCCTGAAAGCACGAAGGGCGTCATCCCACTGGCCGAGGTCACGATGGTGGAGTGCCACCTCGAAAGCGAGATCCGGCGACTGGGGATTGGCCGAAACCTGTTTGAGGAGTTGCTGAAGAGATTCATCGAGGACATCCTCACGATCGCTGCGATCCCCAACCGCCACCACTCGAAGGCTGTCAAGCGTCGCGGCGGCAACCGGCGCTGAGGCCTGCAATCGCATGTACCCCTCATCTCCGTATGTCCACTCTGGACCCGTGCGAATCAACACCGGCTGATAATGCTCAAGGTCCCCGTGTTGTATCGGCACCGAGATGAGGTGTGCGTCCATCTCGGCGAGATCCTTGCGGAAGGAGGGTAGAGCCTCAACGATGACGTCCTGGCCAACGAGCAGGATGTGACTCGGCCCGGTCAGCGCTGAGGCTTGGCGCAGCAGTGACTCGGCATTCGCTCGCCGATCGACCCAAGGCTCAGATACGAGCGTTCCAGGAATGTGGCCGAAGGCGGACCGAACGACCTCGGCCGTCTCGTCCGTTGATTCGGCATCAATGATCAACCACTCATCGACAACGCCCTCAATGGACGAAGCCAGCCGACTCAGCGTTTCAGCGCCATTCCTCACCGAGATGGCCACACAGATGTGCAGATCCGACCCCACGTCGGGCACTAGTCACCTCGCAGACTGGGGTCGAGTTCCACGGCACGGTTGACCAGTGCCACACCCCGTTCCGCATCCCCGCGGGCAATGTAGAGATTGCCAAGATTGAACAACACGCCAACACTGTCGGGGTCAGAAGCAAGAATCGCTTCGAAGGCTGCGATCGCGTCCTCCTCCCGGCCAAGGTCGCGCAAGGCAATTGCGCGGTTGAACGCCGCACTCGTCAAGGAAGGGTCTGAGGCGACTGCGCGGTCATAGAAGTCAACCGAGCGCTCAACCTCACCTCTCTGCTGGGCGATCTGGCCAAGGTTGTAGAGGGCGAGAGCATTGGCGGGGTCAAGAACCAAGATGGCTTCATACCGCTCCACAGCAGGATCGACGAGTCCACTGGTGTGAAGGGCAACTGCCTCAGCTAGGAGGTCTCCGGTTGACCGCTCGGCGACCTGCGCCTGTTCAGTGCCTCCCTCGCCGGTCACTCGACCAAGAACGAAACCCGCGACAGCCACTGCGGCGACCACAAGCGCCGTAACGGCCCACTGCATCACCTCAGCACGGCGCGACCGGGGAGCCGAAGGTCCGGTCAGTTCAATCTCTGAATTGTTGGCCGTCATCGCAGCACGTAGTTCGCAGTAATGGGTCGGGTGCCCGGTTCACGGGACCAGTCCCGACCATTCTCGGTCCAGATGAAATCGTCCACGCCCAACTCCTCAAGTCGTTGGTGAATTCGGTCCTCGTACCGTCCGGCGAAGTAGCGCACCAGACGCTGTATTTCGGCGTTCCGGCGCCGTTGAGTGTTCTCGCCACCATCGCCAAGATGCTGGATGTATCCAAACCGCTTGATGTGGATCATGCGGGTCGTCAGAAACGTCCGCAGACACAACTCGAAGTCATCGGCCACATGAACGTCGGGGCTGTGACCGCCTGCGGCAGCATATGCCTCCCGAGTCCATGCCCGAACGTGGTTCGGCATGGAAACGATATGGCGAACGGTCTTGGCATTGATATCTGGATAATCCATGACGTTATACACACGGCCCCCGTACTCCTCGTCACGGTAGGTACCGAAGTGGAACGCAAAGGATTCGCCGTATGTCGCATTGAGGCCACTCTCGAAGACTTCGGCGCAGTCCGTGTAGGCAAATCCAGCGTCAGGGAACGTTGCGAATGCCTCAACGACATCAGCGAGACAGTTCACGGTGAGCTCATCATCGTGATCGAGTTCCACAAGGACCTCTCCACGGGCGAGACCACAACAGCGACGCTTGACCTCTCCGATCACTCCGCAGTGTCGATCGCCTCGAAAGACCCTGACGCGGTGGTCCCTATCAGCAAGTGCGGACACAACCTCGTGGGTGGCGTCACCCGGCTCCGAGTCGTCCATGACCACCCACTCCCAGTTCGTATAGGTCTGAGCAAGGAGGGACTGGTAAGGACGGAGGATCCGCTCACCGGTCTGATAGGCGGCGGTAAAGACGCTCACGAGGGGGACCGGCGAATGGGGGGGACGGTCGACAACACCGAGAAAGCAGTCCATCACCTGGTCTGCGACCCTCACGAGGTCGGCATCCTCGTCCTCAACGTGGATCCATCGCCGACGCACTTCCATCGGCTGTCTCATGAGAACATCAAACTCATGGAGTGCCCCAAACGAAGCGATCACATGCACGTGGCGGTCGGCCAGCAGTGACTCAATCGCCGCGTCGCCATCCAAGGCAACTACGTCAAACTGGGCTGTCTCAACTGATCTAGTAGAGCCCAGCTGAAGAGTTCGGCCGGCCTCGGGGTCTCGGTGACCAATTAGGACGACTGAAATCAGTTCCGTCAAAGTCCGGTAAAGCTGCTGAACCCAGAGTTGTTCTCGTCCACGTAGACACCGACCGCTCCGACCATGTTGACCGTGATCGTCGGGGCGTCAACGCCGGAGACGGTACTAGCGGAACACTGAAGCCTCTTGAGGCCTGCCCCCTGAGTAATCGATGCAAGAACCGTCAGGTTGCCACCCGGTGCGCTGGGATCAGTGTTATTCCAGACAATCGGGAGACTCGCCGAGCTCGAGACAACGCCGGCCCCGGTTTCCCACGCGCAGGAGACCGAACCAACATAGACCCCCGAACCGGAGGCTCGGGTACTGGAGACATTGAGGTTGACCGTGACGAACTGGTTACCAATAGCTGTGGAGGTACTCAGGAAGTTCGTAGCCGCACCACCGGGTGTGACGTTCTTCTGGACCGACGTGTTGAAGGACGAACCGTAAGAGACGCCTGAGGGGCCTACTGGACCGGTTGCACCGGTTGCACCCGTTGCACCCTGAGGACCGGTTTCGCCCTGCGGGCCAGTCTCACCCTGGGGACCGGTTGCGCCGGTATCTCCAGTCGCTCCGACCTCCCCGGTTGCACCGGTTTCGCCCTGCGGACCAATCGGGCCTTGGGGTCCTAGCTCGCCGGTATCTCCAGTCGCTCCGACCTCCCCGGTTGCACCGGTTTCGCCCTGCGGACCAGTCGCACCCTGGGGACCCGTTTCTCCGATAGCCCCAGTCGCTCCGATCTCCCCGGTTGCCCCGGTTGCACCGGTTTCGCCCTGCGGACCAGTCGCACCCTGGGGACCCGTTTCTCCGATAGCCCCAGTCGCTCCGATCTCCCCGGTTGCCCCGGTTGCACCGGTTTCGCCCTGCGGGCCAGTCGCACCTTGGGGACCCGTTTCTCCGATAGCCCCCGTCGCGCCGATCTCTCCAGTCGCACCCGTCGCA